ACGTGCTCCAACTAATGTTCCAGTACATCTATAACGACCTTTATTATCATAGATTTTAAAAATACCAGAAGATTTAGTGCTAGGATTCCAGGCTTGAATTTTCATCTTTGTTAATTCAGTCTCAAACTTCTTTCTAGCTAATGATACAAATTCTTCAATGTCTTTGGTTTTTGCTCTAAAAACTTTCTTCTTCGAGAGATAAATCTTTCTTTTAATTTCAGAATCATCTCTTAACACTGGCATCACTGGTTGTTTTACTTCCTGTGGTTTAGCAAATTGTTTCTTAAATTCTTTTAAATTTTGTTGCTTTCTCCATTGGTTTCTACTCAAACCTGACTCTTTAAAAGTCTTTGGTTTCACTGCTTGTCTATCTGTTGTAGTCCAGGATTTAAATCTCTTCTTACTTCCACTTTCATAATCATCATATTGATTGCTACTTTCAAAGGTGGAATAACCATCATCATGGTCAAATCTATCATAGTAGGCATCACCATACTCTTCGATAGGATCATACATGTCATGATCATCCTCATAATGAGGTTCCTCGTAGACTTCTTTCTCTACTCCCCCACTAGGGTCATGTTTAGGTTTAACATAATGAGCTCGTCGTGTTCCACGGACGCTTCTTTTAGTTTTTCCTTTTCCTTGAGGTTCAGCTTCCTCAATTTCGCCATCGTTTTCGGCGGTTGATTTGTAGTAAACTGCAGCACTAATTAAGACTGCAGCCACCACTCCTGTAGCTACTTTTTCTTTGTTATTATCTATATAACGAGCAGCTTCTAAGGCTTTCTTTCCGAACCATTCATAAACGTCATCCCAAGTTGGCATTGAATCATAAAATTCATCATCACTTTTAATCTTGGTTTCATCATAAACATTACTGGTTTCTTGGCGGTCTCCTGTCTTAGCGCATTCATCTAACATTTCTTCATTTGCTTTTTGCGCACATTTCTTAAGATTTTCATCATTTTCCTTAGCATCACCTCGATCTGGTACTTTGTTCGCATGTTTTACAACTTTATTATAAAACATCATTCCCACGACAGCTTTAACAAATATAACGGTTTCTTTAATTCCTTGCTGTTCAAGGATTATTTCTTTTTCATCGTTGTTATTGTTGTTATTATTCTTCTTACTCTCAACTTTTGGTTCGTCTGGCATATCAATTTCTGCTCCACGAATCTCAATTTCATCTTCAAAAAGTTCTGAAAAAGTGTAGAAGTAATACTCTTGCATATCTTCTATATCATCCATTGGGCAGTATATCAAACCACCTGGGTCCCTTTTATATATTTCTGTAAATACATAAATTAAATTATCAGCTGTACAAGTTGTCCTTGTCTTGAAATTTGGTCCATACCATATTATGAATCCTTTTCGACTATCATCTGTTGATAGAATTTTAAATCTACAGTCGGATTGATATTTCATTAGGGTTCGCAATCTATCTAAATCGCTTTCATTTCCTTCATCACTCAAATCAATCTCATCTGATTTTACCGGCTTCGTAGCTCTCAAATCATCCTTCTTCTGCTTCTTTTCTTCAGCATTCTCCCTGAATTTAGCATTTAATTTTTGTAGATCTTTGAAGGTTTCGTTTTCCACGGCATCTTTATGGTCTTCTTTAAAAGCACCATCATCTTGCGGCATGTCACGAAAATCCTTCTTGCCTTTACTCCAATCGATCAACCATTCTACCATCCAGGCAGCGTATGGGACTTGTTTCAAGACATCCAAAATTGGTCTTATGTAAGCCACGATTCTTTTGGCACCAATGATTGGGGCCATCACAAGCATGCATATTGAAAGCAAACCTGTCATAAACATTCCAGCACGGTTCGCATCTTGGCGAGCTCCTTGTTGGAAGAGAATTTGTTCTCTTTTTCCATATAGTTTCCTAAGGATGGAAAAGCAATTTGGGATGATACTTGCAATAACTGTTGCAATTTGTATCATTAACCATTTACTCTTTAAATCTGCGTACTCAGGTTGACTCCAATTTACAAATCGGTTCATCAAACCAGTTGACCAATTTCTAAATTGATCATATTCCGGATACACAAAGTTTCTAAAACGAGTGTACTCAGTAATAAAGAATGTCACAATAAGTCTTATAAAGTAAAAGACTCCTAAATAAAAGAAGAGATTAGTAATAATATCTCCTACAGCTTTAATATTAGCTGGCGTTTGATCAACGACTTGAGTAATGTTACAAGTTGGCTCTGCGGCACGAACTTGTGCAGAAGACATAAAAACAAGAAGCATAAAAATAAGCGTTCTTGAATAGTCAAATTCTGACAAAATAGTTGCTGTTTGACCTAACCAATTAATT